AGCTGGTCAGCAGATGCTGTTCCCTTTGGATTTTATAGCAGTGATACTGAATTTCAAACAGATGCTGTTAAAGTAGCAAAATTCTGTGCTCAGCGTTTAGGGTACCCTTTAACTGATGTGGAACTTCAAGATATGAGCTTTTTTACAGCATTTGAAGAAGCAGTTACTATTTACGGTAAAGAATTATATGCTCATATTATTAGAGATAATCAATTATCCTTAGAAGGATTATCAACTGGTAGTAATTTAAATACAAGTGTAATAACCCCTAATTTTGAACCCATTGTTAAATTAACAGAACAATATGGTGCCGAAGCTGGGAGTGGTGGGAATGTTCCCCATTATACAGGTTCATTTGTAATGACAGGAAGTCAACAAGATTATGATTTAGCTCAATGGGCTGTAGATCATGATATAACCAGTAGTATTGAAATTAAAAAAGTATTTTACAAAGCATCTCCAGCAATCACAAGATATTATGACCCCTATGTAGGAACAGGATTTGGATCCCAAAATATGTTTGATAGTTTTGGATTTGGAGGTATGAGTCCTGCTATTAATTTCTTAATGATGCCTCTAAATTTTGATTTAGCTGCAATTCAAGCAATTGAATTAAATGATCAAATACGTAGGTCTCAATATAGTTTTGAGTTAAAAAATAATAAATTAAGAATATTCCCAATCCCATCTTCTGGAGGGGGTAATTATTGGTTTGAGTATATCTTAAGAGAAGAAAGAATTCAAAGTAGTGTTTCTAACACACCTGCAAATGTTACTAATGTGTCAAATACCCCTTATACTAATCCTACATATGCAAGTATTAATTCTGTAGGACGTCAGTGGATATTTGAATACACTTTAGCATTAGCTAAAGAGATGTTAGGATATGTAAGAGGAAAATATAGTAATATTCCTATCCCAAATTCTGAAGTTACATTAAACCAATCAGATTTAATTACAGCTGCTACAGCAGAAAAAGCAGCATTAGTAGAAAAATTAAGAGGATATTTTGATCAAACTTCTCGTAAATCTCTTTTAGAACGAAGAGCACAAGAAACTGAATTTAAACAAACGGAACTTCAACAAGTACCGTATACAATTTATATAGGATAATATGGCAATGTTTGGTCGCTTACGTGATGTAAGTTTAATCAGAGGATTAAATAGAGAATTATTACATGATATTATAACTCAACAATCAGCATTCTATAAATTTAAACTTGAAGAAACATCAGTTAATTTATATGGAGAAGCTGCAGGTGAGAAATATTATGATGGTCCTTTTTTGTTTAATTGTTTAATTAATAGACAAGATCAAGTATTTACAGGAGCAGATGATGGAGTAGAATTTAACCAAAATATCCAGTTTGCGTATTTAAGAGATGATCTAGTACAAGCAAATGTAGTCCCTGAAGTAGGAGATATATTATTGTATCAAAATAGTTATTATGGAGTAGAATCAGTAATATCTAACCAGTATTTTGTAGGTAAAAACCCAGACTATCCTAATAATAGCTCTGATGGAACAGCCAACCCATTAAATCCAGGGCTAGAAAATTTTGGTAATAATTTATCTATTATTTGTAATACTTATAAAATACCTAATGATAAGGTAGCTATTTCACCATATAAAGAAAGATTTTAATGGCAAATTTTAAACCGTATCCAAAAAAACAAGTAGAAATCAGCAAAGGGTTGCAAAAACCATTTGATACTGAAAGAGGTAATCCTAATTTAAATTCTGTTCCAAATAAATCTCAAACAGGAATTGAGTTTAATAGATCTTCTAAAATGAGTTTTAAGGGAGATACTAATAAACCATTCTCAGTAGGAATCCAGGATATAGATGAAGCTGTTTTTTACTACTTTAATAATGTAATAAAACCTTTTGTTTTCCAAAATGGAGAAAGAAGAGCAGTACCAATAATATACAGTAACCCTGAGAGATGGAAGTCTTTCCAAAGGGATGGGTATTATAGGGATAAAGGAGGTTCTATAATGTTACCCTTATTAATAATTAAAAGGGATAATATAGTAAAAGATAGGACTACATATAATAAAGTAGATTCCAATTCTCCTTTATACGCTGGATATCAAAAAACATTTAATTCAAAAAATTCATATAATAATTTTAATTTATTAAATAATAGAGTTCCAACTAAACAGTTCAATGCTGTGGTTGTTCCTGATTATTTAGACATTACTTATAGTTGTATTATTCAAACATACTATATGGAACAATTGAATAAAATAATTGAGTCAATAGAATACGCATCTGATTCTTATTGGGGTAACCCCGAAAGATTTAAATTTAATGCTCGTATTGATTCTTTCACTACCGCTGCCGAAATTACTACAGGCAAAGATAGATTAGTAAAAAGTACCTTTGATATTAAATTAAAGGGTTATATCATCCCGGATGTTATTCAGAAAGACTTAAATGCAGTTAAGAAATTTAACTCAAAATCTAAGATTGAAATTACTTCTGAAGTAACTAAAAACATTAATGATATTCCGTGATAAATTAAATTAAGGTTATTATATTGGGTTTTATGAAGATACTATTTATTGCACCACATTTAAGTACTGGGGGGATGCCCGCTTTTCTATTAAAGCGTATTGAAGCTCTTCAAAAACACACAGACGTCGAAATTCATGTTATTGAATGGCGGAATGTAAGCCCCGAATACATTATCCAAAAAACACAAATCCAAAAATTAGTAGGAGATAACTTTACTTCCTATAATGGGGATTTAGAACAACAAAAAGGTATTGTAGATTATTGTAAAAAAAATAAAATAGATATAATTCATATTGAAGAGATCCCAGAAGGGTTTGACCGTGGAAATGAATTTAATATTGATATTCAAAAAGAATTATATAAGAAAAAACATCCGTGGAAAGTAGTTGAGACTTGCCACAATATTTTCTTTAATCCTGATGAAAATAAAGTTTATGAACCTGATGGGTATGCCTGTGTAACGCCCCACCATATAGATACGACTTTTAAAAACAAAAAAACACCCAAATCATTAATAACTTTCCCAATTGATCCTTCTATTTCTCCCTATGAGTCTAAAGAAGAAATATTATCATCTAGGGGATGGTTAACTAGAGGTGAATTTCATATTGTAAACGTAGGATTATGGACCCCAGGTAAAAATCAGGGATATGCTATAAAATTAGCTAAACAATTGTGGGAAAAATATCGTTGGACTTATATCTTTCATTTTGTAGGAAACCAAGCACCTAACTTTTCTCATTATTGGGAACCTATAATGGAGGAAGGTTTACCACCTAATGTATTTATTCATGGTGAACAAGCGGATACTGACTATTACATGAAAATGTCAGATTTAATGTTATTTACTTCAACTTGGGAATGTAACCCTATTGTTTTAAAAGAAGCTATTTCTAATAATATTAAAATAATGGCTTTTGATTTAGATCATTATGGAGAAGAATATGTCCCCTTCATAGTACCATTAACAGGCATACAAGATACAGATTATACCAATCTAATAGATACAGTACATTCTCCTATTAAGTATGATAAATCTAATATGGAAAATAACGTTAAACATTTTGCAGAAAATCATATTAATTTTTATAGTTCTTTATTAAATGAAAAATAAAATTTTAATATCCTTTAATTATGGTCCTAAAGTAGAAGTAGTAGGAGACAAAGAACAAGATTATTTTATAGAATTTATAGATTCTAGAGATAATAAAGTAGTTTATTCTACTACTATAAAAAATAATATGTGGACCCAATGTAGTCAAAAATGGCATATCCCCTGGGTAATTAAAGTAAATAATGAAGTAGTTCATACTTTTAATTTAAAGGGTAAAGATGTTAAAATATCTTTATCATCAAAAGCAGTGGGTGATACTTTAGCATGGGCACCCCAAGTAGTAGAATTTGCTAAACACTACAAATGTAATGTAATAGTATCTACTTATCATAATGATTGGTTTACTAAAAATCCTAAGTATAAAGATATTAAATTTATATCACCTGAAGAAGAAGGTAAATATTATGCTACATACAATATTGGATGGTTTATAGGAGAGAATGGAGAATGGGATGAAGGAACATACCACCCCGTAAAACCTAATACATTACCCCTAATACAAGCTGCTACTGATATATTAAATTTACCTTATAAAGAAATTAATTATGGGTTAAGATTTAAACCAAAACAAAGACCTATAAAAAGTAAATATATCTGCATAGGCCCCCATGCAACCTCAGGACTAAAAGAATGGCCTTATAGTTATTGGGAGGAATTAGCAGGAATGTTAAATAAAAAAGGATATAAAGTAGTAGATATATCATTTGAAGACCGTAATAAAAAGAATATAATAAATAAACCCAAACTATCCTGGTCTGATACTTTTAATTATCTTTATCACGCCGAATATTTTATAGGGTTAGGTTCTGGGTTATCATGGTTTAATTGGGCAATGAATAAACCTACATTAATGATTAATAACTTTATCCCCTATGGGTATGAGTTTACCAACCAACTCACGAAAGTAGAAGACTACTCAGTTTGTAATAATTGTTGGGTAAATAAAAATTACCAATTTGATAGAGGTAATTGGAATTGGTGTCCTGTTAATGAAGGCACCCAACTCCAGCACATTTGCCAGAAAAGCATAACCCCACAAAAAGTCTACAACATTTTGTTGCAACAATTAGAATTTAAATAAAACTATATATATTTATTACAAATAAGCAGATTATGCAGTTATCAAAACAAGAATTACAAACCCTAAATGAATACCAAGAATTAAGTAAAGATGTTATTTTTGCTTTAGGTGAATTAGAATTACAAAAAATGGGTTTAATAGATCGTTTTAGAGAAATTTCTTCCCAACAAGAAGAACTAGGTAACGAGTTAAACAAAAAATATGGGGATGGTAAAATCAACCTAACTAGTGGAGAAATTACCCCCTTAGAAAAACAAACCGACAAGTAATTATTAAGTTTTAATTCTTTGAGGAATTTTTTAATATTTATAAGAAAATAAATTAATTAAACATATAAAATGGCAGAAACATTAATTTCACCTGGTGTATTGGTTAGAGAAAACGACCAATCTTTTATTCAAGGTCAACCCGTAGAAGCAGGAGCTGCTATCGTTGGACCAGCTGCTAAAGGTCCCGTAGGAATTCCTACTTTAGTAACTTCTTTTAGTGAATATCAAGCAATTTTCGGTGGAGCAATTACCAGTGGATCCTCAGAATATACTTACTTGAATTCTATTTCAGCTAATAATTATTTCTCTCAAGGGGGAGATTCATTATTAGTAACTAGAGTAGTATCTGGATCATTTACCGGAGCTTCTTCTCACAAACTTTATAATGATGCCGAAAGTGGTGTTATTGACACAGATGCTAACTTAGTATTACTTAGTGGTGGTGAAGGAGGAATTGCTGGAACTTATACTGATGTTCCTTTGGCGGGTTCCCCAGGAACAGGTGCTAAAGTAACAGTTGTTAGAGGCACAGCTAATGGTAAATTAACTGGATCTGCAAATGCATTAATGGATAGTATTGTTACTAATCCAATAGATTGTATCGCAGGTGGTAGTAACCCAAGTTTAGGACCTATTGCTGTTACATCTGAAAATGGTACAGGTGCTGAAGTAATGGTTGATATCGAGTTAGGAACTGTAATAGGAATTACCGTTTCAGTTACTGGTAGTGGATATGCCGCGGATGATACAATTACTATCCCACAAGCTTCATTAGCTTCAACAACAGATTTTGTAGTTAATATCCAAGAAGCAGATTTATTCGTAGAAATAAATTCAATAACAGTAACAGATGGTGGAACCGGTTACAATGTTAACCAATCTCTAGAATTAAATGGAACTAATATGGGATCTTCTACTTATGCCTATTTATCACCCTTAGGAGCTAGTGATGTTATTAATGGTGTTCCATTTGCATTAACTACTTTATCAGAAGGTGAATTAATGAATAATTCAGGTTCAGAAGTAGGAAATGGTGCCTTATTAGAAGGAAGTCAAGATAATGTACGATGGGAAATAGTAGGTAGAAATGCTGATGCCGGAACATTTAGTTTATTAATTCGTAGAGGTAATGATACTCACACTAATAAATCAATTTTAGAAAGCTGGACTAGTTTATCATTAGACCCTAAATCACCAAATTATATAGAAAAAGTAATAGGTAATACTAGTTATTCTGTAGAAACAGATGGAGTAGATACTTATGTACAATCTTCAGGACAATATTTAAACAAAAGTAAATACGTAAGAGTATCTGATGTAGCATACAAAACACCAGATTATTTTGATAATGCTGGAAATGCAAAATCACAATTTACATCAAGTCTTCCATTAAAATCTTCAGGTTCATTTAGTGGAGCTGAAGGAGAATTATTTGGAGCGGGTGCTAAATTTTATGACAAAATAGATAGTAACATCCAAGGTTTAGATCAATTAGATTATACAGCATCAATTAACCTATTAGGTAATAAAGATGATTATAGATTTAATTTATTAACAGCCCCAGGATTAAATTACTCTGAACACGCAACAGCTACTAATTTATTAGTTAGTACAGCAGAAGCACGTCAAGACTGTATAGCAGTAATAGATTTAGATGGGTTTGGAACTCAAATTAATACTATTATTTTAAATGCATCTGGATTTGACAGTTCATATGCCGCAACATATTGGCCTTGGTTACAAACCCTTGATCCCAATACTGCACAAGCTGTGTATGTACCAGCTTCAGCAATGATTCCAGGAGTATATGCATTTACAGACGCTTCAAGTGATGCATGGTTCGCACCTGCAGGATTAACAAGAGGAGCTCTAGGAAATGTAACTAAAGCAGAAAGAAAATTAACTACTACAAATAGAGATTCATTATACGAAGCAAATGTTAACCCAATTGCTACATTCCCAGGAAATGGTGTTGTAGTATTTGGACAGAAAACGCTACAAAAACGAGCTAGCGCATTAGATCGTGTAAATGTACGTAGATTATTAATCCAACTTAAGAGCTATATATCTCAGGTAGCTGACAATTTAGTATTTGAACAAAACACAATTGCTACAAGAAATACATTCTTAGGTCAAGTTAATCCATACTTAGAATCAGTACAACAAAGACAAGGGTTGTATGCATTTAAAGTAGTAATGGATGATACTAATAACACTCCAGATGTAATTGATAGAAATCAATTAGTAGGTCAGGTTTATATCCAACCAACTAGAACAGCAGAATTTATTATGCTAGATTTCAACGTATTACCAACAGGAGCAGTATTTCCTGAATAAAAACAAAAGATTAGAATATTTATAATAAAATAAAAACATAAAATGGCAGTATTAGATCCTAACGAAATATTTTACACGGCATTTGAGCCAAAACAAAAGAATA